TGCTAATTTGCCTGCTGTAAACAGCGCACCTCCTGTAAATAGCCCCAAAGTCCCCGCGCCCAATGCGCCAACAGCTGTTGTAGAAGCGGCGCAAGGTGGGTTAATGGGTTTGGGTAGCTACTCTGATGGCGGTCGCTTGCTCAAAGGCCCCGGCGATGGCGTATCCGATGACATCCCAGCCATGATTGGCGATAAACAACCAGCCCGTCTTGCTGACGGAGAATTTGTCATCCCCGCTCGCATTGTTTCTGAGATCGGTAATGGATCAACAGACGCAGGAGCGCGTAAACTATATGCCATGATGGATCGTGTCCAGAAGGCACGTGGCAAAACTTTGAAAAACGTTGCAGCCAACAGCAAGGCTGACAAATATTTACCAGCGTAAGGTTTAAACATGGCTGCTCCAGATCTTAAAATGTCTCCCACTACAGGTGGATCATCTTCTTCTACCCTGTCAGAATGGGCAGGCCCGTATGTAACGGATATGCTTGGCAAAGCCCAAGCTGTTGCCAATGAACCCTATCAGGTCTACCAAGGCCCAATGACTGCGGGTGAATCTGGCCTGCAATCTAAGGTGTTTCAGGGTTTGGGTAACTTAGCCTTTCCCGGCAATCTGGGCCAAAGCTTTAGCTCTTCTGGGGTGTATCAACCTCCGCAGATGAATATGGGTGCTTACCAAACGCAGCCCATTGGCATTGGACCACAGCCGGGCGAAGCGCCTCCTGCCGGTATCACAGGTGCATCCATTATTCCTACACCTACTCAACCGCAAGGTATTGCATCGCAGTACATGAACCCGTACTTGCAGTCTGTACTAACCCCGCAGCTGGAAGAACTACGCCGTCAGAATGACATTACCAACATGAAAGCTAACGCTGGCTTAACCAGTGCAGGCGCGTTTGGCGGTGGTCGTCAGGCAATCATGAATGCGGAGAACAACCGCAATCTGATGCAAGAGATGAACAAGACGGTCGGCCAAGGGTACGCAAGTGCGTACGACAAGGCCATGCAA